AGTTGGAGGAGGTCCTAGTTCAGATGGACCAGAAATCCCAGGTGGAGGTGAAGAAGTACCACCAACTGAAACTCCTACTGGAACTTCTACACCAACTTCTAGTCCAACTAAAACTAAAAAACCAAAACCAAAATCAAATATTTCTGTTGGATTTATCAATGCCAATAATTCAACGACGGCTAAACTTGGTTTAAAACCAGGAACTTCAGTACCAGTTAATTTATTGAATGGAAAAGCATTCGGTTATTATGTGGCAACTTTAGGTAGAGATAAAGCAGAAAAAGAATGGAGAAAAGCAGGTCTTAAGATAACATCAAATGATAGAGCCACTTCTGGTCTTGCAAATGGATTCTTCCCAATTACTAAAAAAGGATACAATGATCTTGATATTACATCCCGTCCAAAAGGACAATTAGCAACTGCTAATAGTGGACTTGCTATTATAAATGCTGTTTCAAATTTAAATCCTGATGCAAATATAATTGAAGCGCAGAAAATGATAAGAAAACAAGGTTTCACAGTAAGACGTACTGATACTTATGGGCCTAGTGGAGCAAATATTGTAATTGGAAACGCATTAAGAAAACAGGATCCTCCAAAACCACCATCAAATAATAATAATCAAGGAGCTAACAAAAATCCAGAAAATCAAAATAGAGGAAATAACAATAATAATAACAACCAAAATAGAAATAATAGCAACAATAACAAAGACAAAAAAAATAAGAGAAGATAAAAACTAAATAATATACGACGATCAAATAATTGCCATTCCCACTTTAGAAATATAAACAATGAAAATAACGGATCCATTAGCACAATCATTTTATGTTGAAGCAGAAAGTGGTATTTTCGTAACATCTGTTGATTTGTATTTTTACAGCAGAGATGTACAACTTCCTGTTACTGTACAACTACGTCCTGTAAAATACGGAAATCCAACATCCGAAGTATATCCTTTTAGTGAAGTTGTATTAGATCCAAAAGAAGTTTTTATTTCAGAGACTGGTACTGTTCCTACTACTGTATATTTTCCATCCCCAGTATATCTTACGGGACAAGAATTTCACTCTATAGCAATTCTTTCTTCTTCACCAGATTATTCTGTGTGGATTAGTAGGCTTGGTGAATTTGATACAAATCCCGCTAATATTTTAGAATCACAAAAAGTTCTAGTTAGTAAGCAGCCATTGTCTGGATCATTATTTAAATCTCAAAATGGATCTACATGGACTGCAAGCCAATTTGAAGATTTGAAGTTTAATCTTTATAGAGCAAACTTCAAATCAAATGGAAATATAAATTTTTATAATTCTCAGTTACAAGAGGGTAACGATCAAATTGCAACTCTATCTAGAGATCCTTTAACTTTATCATCTAAAAAAATTAGAGTTGGTTTGGGAACAACTTTAGCAGAATCTCAATTGCCAAGTTTAGGAAATAAAATTATACAATCTGGAAATAATTCCTATGGAATATTTGTTGGTTATGCTGGTTCGGGAATTGGAAACCTCAATATTATAAATGCAGGTATAGGTTATACTCCATCGTCATCTTCGAGTTTATTTACTGGTGTAAATTTAAGATCCGTAACTGGAGATGGAAATGGTGCTACTGCAAATATAACAATTACTAATGGAGTTGCAGTAGCAGCGACATTCAATTCTGGTGGATCGGGATATAAAATTGGGGACGTTTTAACCGCTCCAATTATTGGAATAAATTCTCTAGGTAGAAATTTAAGATTATCTGTAACTTCTCTTTCTGGAATAAATGAAATTATTATAGACCAAGTTCAGGGAGATTTTACAACTGGAGTAGGAAAGACTATTAGATATATTAATAATATTGGTATTGCAACGGACTTAAAAAATACTGGAGCAAATGTACTTGCAGACACAATTACGACAGTATCCGATGGTTTGCATATAAAAATTAAACATAGAAATCATGGAATGCACTTTTCTACTAATAAAGTAGAATTATCTGATGTTGAACCAGATTCAAATCCTGTTAAATTAACTTCATCTTTATCTTCAACTTCTAATACATCTATAGACATATCAAGTTCAAGTGGTTTTGAATTATTTGAAAATGTTGGGGTGGGAACAACTAATCCTGGATATGCTTTAATTGGTGATGAAATAATTTCTTATACGGGAACCGTGTCTGGAGCAACTCCACAATTGATTGGAATAACAAGATCAATTGATGGGACAAGATCTTCGGAATATCCAGTAGGAACTTCTATATACAAATACGAACTTGGATCAGTATCACTGAGAAGAATTAATAAAATTCACAATTTTGTAGATGTTACAGTTAGCGATCCTATAGATTTAGACTATTATACTATAAAATTAGATACTTCAACAAATGGGGTAGATAGATCTGTTGGGACATTTTTTCCAAAATTATATTTAAATCAAGAAAAATCTTGTGGTGGATCAATAATAAAATCTACTCAAAATATTCAATATGAAATATTGACTCCAGTAATACAAACATTAAGTCTTGTTGGAACAAATATTAGTGCATCTGCAAGAACTGTTTCTGGTACTAGTGTGGATGGTACAGAAGCGTCATTCTCAGATAAAGGATTTGAATTTATCAATCTGAATAATTCAAATTATTTGACTTCACCAAGATTGATTTGTTCAAAAATTAATGAAACAGAAAAATTGACCAGTTTGCCAGGTAATAAATCTTTAACTGTTAATTTAGAATTAAATACAAGTAATGCTTATGTTTCTCCTGTTATAGATTTGGATAGAACTTCTGTAATTCTAACTACAAATAGAATTAATAATCCTATTCAAAATTATGTAACAGACAATAGAGTTTCATCGTTGGATGAAGATCCAACTGCATTTGTATATGCGACAAATGCAATTTCTTTAGAAACTCCAGCAACCTCTATTAAAGTAATTGTTTCTGCATATGTTAATACTTATAGTGATGTTAGAGCATTTTTTGCTTTAATGAATGATCCAGAAGAGAATCCAATATACTACCCATTCCCAGGATATGATAATTTGACGGCAGATGGTACGATCATAGACTTGGCTGCAAATAATGGAAGACCCGATAAATTATATTCTAGGGTCGATTCTTTAGGATTTACAAGTAAAGAACTTACATTCCGTGATTTAGAATTTACAATAGATAAACTATCTCCGTTTAGATATTTTAGCATTAAACTTAATGGAACTTCAACGACTCAGGTTTATCCACCAAGGTTTAAGCAACTTAGAGTAATAGCATTAGCATAATATGAATATCAATAAAGTTGAAGGTCATCCAAATTATGTTAGAGATGAAAATACTAAAGCAGTTATTAATACCAATTATAATGAATATCAAAATTATATAATAGCAAGAGAAGCAAAAATAAAAGAACAGGAAAGAATATCAAATATTGAAATGGAAATATGTCAAATTAAAGAATCTATAAAATCAATTATGGAGATATTAAACAAATGAATCCAGATAAAATATCTTTAGAAAATATTGGAAAAATGTTTGAGTATGAGAAAATTTCAAGAGAAATAGATAGTATAAGTGATATTGAACAAATTAAAAATATTGCAAAATCTTATGTTAAATTATACTTTAAACAACAAGAAGTTATAGCAGAACTATAATGGCACAACCATCTACAAGACAAGAATTAATTGATTACTGCCTTAGAAAACTAGGAGCACCAGTTTTAGAAATTAACGTGGCTCAAGAACAGATTGAAGATCTAGTAGATGATGCTGTGCAATTATTTCAAGAGCGCCATTTTGATGGCGTTTATCAAACTTATCTAAAATATCAAGTAACTCAGGAAGATATATACAGAGGAAAAGCGAAAGGGTTATCTGGTGTAGGTGTAGCAACTACTTCCGCATCTTCTCCTATTGGATCATTTAATTTTTACGAAAATAGCAATTATATACAAATTCCCCCTCATATAATTGGAATTAATAAAATTATGCAGTTTGAGGGATCAAATTCAATTTCAAGTGGAATGTTTAGTATTAAATATCAATTATTTTTGAATGATATTTATTATTGGGGATCTACAGAGTTATTGACTTACTCGATGGTCAAAACTTATTTGGAAGATATTAATTGGTTATTGACGACACAGAAACAAATAAGATTTAATAAAAGACAAGATAGATTGTATTTGGATATTGATTGGTCTAGTTTAAGAGTTGGTCAGTACATAATTATCGATTGTTATAGAATGTTAGATCCATCTGATTATGGAAGAGTCTGGAATGACTCCTTTTTAAAACCATATTTAACCGCATTAATTAAAAGGCAATGGGGTCAGAATTTGATTAAATTTCAAGGAGTTAAACTTCCTGGTGGAGTTGAATTAAATGGAAGACAAATTTATGATGATGGGCAGAGAGAGTTGGAAGCAATATTAGATAAAATGTCCTCAACATATGAACTTCCACCATTAGATATGATAGGATAATCATATGTTAAATCCATTTTTTATACAAGGTTCCAAAGGAGAACAGAACTTAGTTCAGGATTTAATAAATGAATCTATACAGATTCATGGTGTCGAAATATATTATATACCAAGATCATATGTTACAACTAAATCGGTAATTAGAGAAGTAATAGAATCTAAATTCAATAATGCGTATCCTTTAGAAGCTTATGTAGATTCATATGACGGGTATGGCG